AAAGAGGGTGAAGATTTTAGACGGTTCGCTGGCCATTAGAACGAGCCTCCAGAGATCAAGTCAGCTTGCACGCGGCCCACAAAACGGGTCACGTAGTTACCCACACCTGCCGTTGCGTCCATCGTGACAATGTTGGTGCCTGCCACTGAGAAGCCCAGTTGGCCGTTGTTGGGTGAGTACATGCCAGTCACTGGGTCCAGTGTGAACGTGAACGCGGGGGACGCCGCAGAGCCCCTGTCGGCCAAGAACTGACCCACGTTGGTTTGGAGCAGTGGGTACAGGTTCGTGCCGTCGCTCAGTGCAATAACCTGCGTGGAGGTTGGCAGTGAAAACGGGGGCTGAGAGCTACCCTGAATCTGGAACGTGACGTCGTAGCCGCTCTGGTTGGTGTCGTTGAGCAGGTAGTACACCTGAGTCACGGCGGGCAACTGGACCAACAAGTTTGTCGTGCGCGTGCCGCTCAAGGCGGTGTAGCGCTGAATAATTGGCGTGTTGGTGATCAGGCTCAGTGTGGAGCCCGCCACCACGTCCACGTCGTACGTGGCAGAGGAGAACGTCAGGCTGTTAGGGCGTGAACGACCAACGGTAAAGAAGTCCTGTTTGGCGGGGTCTTGGTTCACGCAGATAAAGCATGAGTCACCAAGGGGGAGGGTCAGGTTGGCCAAACCGTCAATGGTCGAGCCCACCGAGGCTGTGTTGATTGTGAGCGCGCCGGTGCCGTTGTTGCGCACCAGAACGTACCAACCAGAGGACAGCGAAGACACCGCGGGCAGTGTCGTGGTTGCCGCGCCGCCGGTCCACACAAAACACTGTGAGCGTGAGGAGTCTGTGAACGTGATGGACGAGGAGTACTCGTTGGTAACGATCGTGGTTTCCAGCTTGCCCAGAATGGCCGCCGTGCTGTTACCGGCCAGTGTTGCGGCGTCTGCGTAGGATGTACCAACACCGAACGCCACGGTCTGCCACACACCCACGGACGTGGTGTTGTCTGTCAGGTACGTGTAGTACGCCTGACCCACAGGCACCGTGAACGAGCCAGTGCCGTCAGAACGCGACACCGTGAACGGGTTGGCGCCTTGGTTGCGGAACAGGATGTCTTGGCCGACAGAGGTTTGCTGTGCGTCTGGCAACAACAAAATGCCGCCCGATGCAGACACCACGTCCATGATGCGCGCGGTGACTTGCTGGCCTGCGGTGCTGACATACTGGGGCCAGTACAACTGTACCGTGCCAGATAAGGCAACCGCCTCGTAACTTACGTCGGTTGGCTGGATTGCGTTGCCGGTGAAGGGCGAGGTGTATGTCGTCATTTAAGGTTCCTGTCTTGTTGCGTTGCGGTCGATCATGCGCTTTTGGTCTTCGCCTTTGAGTGCGGCAATGGCCTCGTCGTAGTACTGTTTCCACATGGCCAGTTTGTCTGCGTTCTTAATGAAGCCTTGGGCCTGAAGCAGTGTGCCGTACAACAACGCCTGAGGGGCTTCACGCGTTAAAAGATTTTCTTGATTTTCAACATCAAGCGGCTGAATGCGGCTGTAGTAAATGATTTGAAGCGTGTAATCATCGTCCGGAATTGGTGCCAAAGCCCAGTGGTCATAGTCATAATCTCCGTAGTATAAAGGTTGTCCGTTGTCAGATTCTGTTTGAAACTGGGTAACGTAGTCCATGGAACGGGTGAGCACAGGCTGTCCGTTGATCTTCATGCTGACCGTTTTGCGCCAGCGGGCTGGCTTTTGAATCACAGGGTCGTTGATGTTGAGCGTGGTGTTCACCACGTTTAACTGCATGAGGGTTTTAATCTGTGCGGCGATGCTTTGCTCGGTGAGCATAATCAGCCGGGGGATCTGCGCGACAAACGACGTGTCGTCACGCTCAGAGTACGTAATGACATCCTCAACGAGGCTGTCATAGGTCATTGCTGTTGCGGCCATTTATTACTCCGTTGTTTGTGCCAGTTCTTTTGCGGCGATGTACGCGGCTTTTTCTTCAGGTGTGTACTTTTCTACAATCTGCCATTGTTGAACAGCCTTAATACCATTCACAAGAGGGGGCAGTTCTTTTGGTTCTTGAAACTCTGGGTCGTACGCAGGGGGGTCTGAATAAACAAATTTTGCATAACCAAAATGCGCCAAAACTGCATCGCTTGGTGGAAAAGAAAACGAAGTGTCAGGGTGTGCGTGAGACAAAAAGTGTTCTGCCAAAGGCCACTGCACTGGAACACCGTCTTTTAATTGAACAATCATTTGTATTCCTTATGGTGTGCTTACGTCTGTAGACGGGAACTGACGAGTCAGACCGGGCCAGACAATTCGGACTGCGCCAGATGCCCCCGTGCCGATACCGTATGTACCTGAGTTGCCCTGACAGCCGGGGCCGCCACCACCGAAAAGACCGCCTGCGCCAGAACGTTGATTGGAGTATGAAAGACCGTTTTGACCGCCTGATCCTCCGCCGCCTCCATTGGCGCTAGTACCACCCGCACCATTGCTACCCTGACCCAGTAGTCCTACGCCGCCGCCGCCAGAGCCGTAACTACTAGCGGCGCTCCCACCCCCTCCAGCCCCACCACTACCCGCGATTGCTGGATTGCCATTGATACTTCCTGCGCCTCCAGCGCCAGCATAACCACCAGCACCTCCTCCGCCACCAACAGCCGCAGTACCTTCAGAGCTTGTATTACCTCCAGCACCACCAGCACCACCAGTACCAGCCGATACAGTACCGCCAGCACCCCCCGCGCCCGGCGAAGCCCTTCCCGCAGAACCACCAGTGGCTCGCACAACTGAAATTGTTGAAAAGTAAGATGCTCCACCAGCAACTAACGGTTCTCCTCCAGTTCCTACTTGCACTGAATATGAAGTACCGGGTGTAACAGTGTAGTTGTTTACATACGCAAGCGCGCCACCCCCTCCTCCAGATCCGGCATTACTATTAGTATTAGTAAAACCTCCTCCACCTCCACCACCAACGCACACAACACTGACGGACGTGACACCAACTGGGCACACCCATGTGTAGTTGCCCGGAATATCATAAGTTGATTCACCTCTTGCTGGCATACTATCTCCTACTGCTTTACCTGCTCCAAACATAGCTTCTCCTTATGGCGTGTAGTTCTGACCAGCGACAACGCCGTACCAGTTTGTGCCATCAGAGAAGAACGAAAATATATCCATACGGCTTGCTGTAGCCGTCAACGTTGGCGCTGTGCCACCAGACCACTTCACTGTAGCCCAAGTGACTGTGTAGCCTCCTGTGCCTGTTCGTAAGTACATCATGAAACTCTTGCCAGCAACAGCCGCAGGCATCGTGATTGTGCAAATGCCTGTTAAGGTTAAGTTTTGAATACTGCCGTTAGCAAGACTCAAAGTGATGGCTGTGCCAGTGTTGGCTGTGTACACCTCTTCGGTGTAGCCGTCGTTGATAGTCGGGTTAGACAACACAGGCGTTGTCAGTGTTGGTGTTGTCGCCAAAACAACATTACCAGAACCCGTGGAGGCTGTAACACCAGTACCGCCGTTAGCAACAGGCAACGTGCCTGTGACATTTGACGCTAAGTTAATCGAGGTGCCAGTGATGCCTCCAGTCAACGTAGTAGTACCAGCAACACTCAGGTTGCCCGTGTCCGTTACGCCGGGGCTTTGTAGACCTGCTGTTCCATCAAGAATGATCGCCATGTTTTACCCCTGAGTAGGCCAAGTGATTTCCCAAGGGAAACCAGCTTGAGTTGTTATATCACGCAAAGCCTGACGATATGTAGCGGCAGGAATACTAATTGAGTCAGGAATATCTTTCCCTTGTGTCCAGTCTAATTGTGCCAATAATGTATTGCGTTCTGCGCGGACTTGACCGGCTTTTTCGGCATCAGGAATGGCTTCCACTGTAAACACACGGTTGACTTGGGTGCCATCAAATACATACTGAGGGCCAGCGATGCGTTCACGATCTGTATGGCTTGGCTCGTCACCCACAATAGGATACAGACCAAATGCGTCCAGACCTGTAGCGCCTCTTGGAATAGATGTGTTGCCTACTGTTGTGGGTAGGTCGATGTTGTAGCGAGTGATCTCGCCATTTTCAATGAGTGCGTACATTAAAGTTGTCCTCCGTCCGACATGGATGAATTAGTGTAG